GCTACTCGGATGGCAACGGGCTGTACCTGGTCGTCAGAGATGGCGGCAGCCGTCAATGGTTCCTGTTCTATCGATATGGTGGCAAGCGCCGGGAGCTGGGCCTTGGAAGGGCTGGCAAAGGCGGGGCAAGCCTCGCTGAGGCCCGCAAGCTGGCTGACGAGCAGAGAGCGCTGGTCCGGCAGGGCAAGAACCCCAAGGATGAGCGCAAGGCCGAGAAAGTCTCGGTTGCACCCACCTTCGGCGCGTTCGCGGACGAGTATATTGCCTCTCACGCCCCCAAGTTCCGCAATGCCAAGCATCTTGCCCAGTGGAAGATGACGCTCGGGGATACCTACTGCAAGGCGATCCGGAGCAAAACCATCGACAAGATCGAGACATCAGACGTCTTGGCTGTGCTGCAACCGATTTGGAACAACGTGCCTGAGACCGCCGCCAGATTGCGCGGGCGGCTGGAGAACATCCTCGATGCCGCGAAGGCGCGGGGGTACCGGGATGGTTCCAACCCCGCCACATGGCGCGGCCATCTCAAAACGATCCTACCGGCCCGCCAGCGGCTCACCAGAGGCCATCACGCGGCGCTGCCATACGATCAGGTTCCGGCCTTCATAGCCGCCCTGCAGTCGCGCAAGAGCCTTGCGGCGGTGGCGCTGGAGTTCTGCATCCTGACCGCGACGCGATCTGGCGAGGTGCTGGGCGCAAGATGGGAGGAGATCGACCTCGACAAGAAGGTGTGGACTGTCCCTGCCATCCGCATGAAGGCCGGTCACGCGCACCGCGTGCCGCTCAGCCCTCGGGCCTTGGAACTGCTGGCGGCGCTGCCTCGTCTGGAGGGCAACCCGCATGTGTTCCCCGGCAACGGCTCGGCGAAGCCGCTGAGCGGCATGGCGATGACCATGCAGCTCCGCCGCATGGATCGGGGCGACATCACCGTGCACGGCTTCCGCAGCTCATTCCGCGACTGGGCATCCGAGCAGACATCGTTCACGCACGAGACCTGCGAACATGCCCTCGCCCACCGGATCAGCGACAAGGCTGAGGCAGCCTATCGGCGCGGCGACCAGTTCGAAAAGCGCCGCCTCCTCATGGAGGCGTGGGCCGGGTACGTTTCCAAATCAGATGAGACTTGTCAGCCTGACAAGGATTCTTTGTTAGATAAATAGTCCTAGACATAGACAGGGAGAATTGCTAGGACGTGTCCCATCGGTTTGGTTACCGGTACGGGCGGCTTCGCGTCCGGTCTGTGTTAAAGCTCTGATTGCGTTGGCAGCGCTCAGGGTGAACGGAAAAAGGGCAACCCGCCTCCCTCGAACACGGTCAGCCGGTAAAGAGACAATAATCGACACGCAGCAGGCGATCCGATCATCATCATATTCGGAGCTTTGCCATGCTTGACGACCAAGCCACCAGCACTCGGGCTGCTTATTCCTTTAAGGAATTTCTGCGGCGCTACGACATTTCACACTCGAAGGGCTATCGCGAACTGCGGTCAGGGCGGCTCAACGCCCGCAAACTGGGCCGCAAGACGTTGATTGATGCGTCCGAAGCAGAACGCTGGTGGTCTGAGGCCACCCATCCCGCCACCTTCACCGCCAGCAAGTAAAAATCCCCGGCCAAAGCTGTTCACCCGGCCGGGGCGGTGTTTTCGCAGGCATCATCCGTAGACGGAATATAACAGCTTCTGGCCCTCAAATCAAAGGGCCTGAGATGAACGCGACCACAAAAGATACCGACGCGGAGCGCTTGCTTGCGCATCTGACATCACTTATCGGCGCTGACGAGACGCTTCTCGTCGTTGAGCAGAAGCCGATCCTCAAGGACGGCAAGATGCAGTTTTACGCGGATAGTGCCATAAAGGCCACTTGGCCTGCAGCACTGCCCGAAAGAGCTTCGCTGGCGCCCGGTGCTGCCACCTACGTCAATACCGGCATATTCATCCGGGACAGGTTTAGAGTTGGCAGGCCCTCCGCATCGGCATCCAACTGCGAGCATGTTGCGTTCATGATGCTGGACGACATCGGCACAAAGTCAAAAATCCCCACTGTCGAGCCGACTTGGAAGATCGAGACCTCGCCCGGTAACCAGCAATGGGGGTACATCTTCGCCGAGCAACCGACCAAGGCTGATTTCACTGCCGCCATCAAGGCAATTTCCGAGGCGGGTTACACTGATCCGGGTGCCACAAACGCTGTGCGGAATTGCCGCCTGCCGGGCTCCGTTAATCTGAAGCCGGGGCGGAACCACTTTGCCGCCCGGCTGGTCGAGTTCCACCCCGAGCGCGAATTCACGATAACGGCGATTTGCGAAGCATTCGGTGTGACGCCCGCACCGGCTGAGCAGACTGCGGTGCGGGGCATCAAGATCAATGATACGGGCTCGGACAGCGTGTTGCAGTGGCTCTCAGGCCGAGGGCTTGTGCTGTCCAATGTAAACGCTGAAGGCTGGTGCGGTGTCGTGTGCCCAAACAGCTATGAGCATACTGACGGCAATCCGGAGGGACGCTACAATCCAGCCAACCGTGCGTTCTGCTGTTATCACGCTCACTGCGAGCACCTGGACAGCCGCGCCTTCCTTTCATGGGTCGCGGAACAAGGCGGGCCTAAGGCAGAGCATGGATTGAGAGAGGAACTGATCGCCGAGCGGCTTCAAGTGCTCAAGACGCTACAACCGACTGAGGCCTTTCCCGACCCCGCGGAGGTGGATCGTCAGATCCGTGCGAAATACGACAGCGGCCTTGGTGGTGACATCGCCAATGGGCTGACCTTCGCCGCGCTGTGGCGCGGGCGGTTGTTGCACGTGCCTGAGGACAAAAGCATTCTCGAGTTTAACCCAGCGGCAGGCTGGCTGAAGGTCGAGGGCGACAAGGCGCGCTTGAACGCTGCCGCTGCTGTGGTCCGCGAGCTTCTGCGGGACGCAAGCCGAGCCCACGACGGTGCGTTGCGGGAGGTGCTGACCAAGCGTGCTCTGCGTTCTGATACGACATCCCGGCTCCAGGCGATGGCAGAATTCGGCTTTGCCCAGGAGGGTATGTGGGCCTCTCTGGCAGAATTCGACAGCGATCCGGCGCTGCTCGGAGTTAAGAATGGCATTCTGCACCTCGATGACCGCCGACTTCTGCAGCCTGCGCCCGATATGCTGGTGTCCAAGCGGGCGAACGTGGCGTTCGAGGCGGACGCCAGATGCCCGACCTTCGAGCGCGTCTTGGCAGAGGTCCAACCGGAACAGGGGAGTCGGCGATTGCTCCAGCAACTCGCCGGTATCTGCTTGTTCGGCAAGCCTCTCGTTCAGCACCTCTTTTTCATGCACGGGAGCGGGGCGAACGGGAAATCCACGTTCATGGAGCTGCTGGCGTGGCTGCTTGGTGACTATGCCGCGGCGATCGCGACCGAAACGCTGATGACGAACAAGCGGGACCCGGAGGCAGCATCGCCTGATCTCATGCGCCTCAAAGGCGCGAGACTAGCGTTCTGCAATGAGACGGGCGAAGGCCGCCACCTCGACAGCAACGCAGTGAAGCAGATGACCGGTTTCGACACGCTGACCGCCAGGCCGCTCTACTGTGCCCCAGTGCAGTTCGCGCCTTCACACAAGCTGGTAATGACCGGCAATCACCGCCCAATCATTCGCGAAACCGGCGAAGGGTTATGGCGGCGACTGCTGCTGATAGGTTGGCCAGTCACCATCCCCGCCGAAGGCCGGGACGCGGCGTTGGCTGACAAGCTGCGGGAGGAGGGCGCAGGAATTCTTAACTGGGCGATTGACGGCCTGGCCGACTTCCGGCGCAACAGAAGGCTAGTCATCCCGGAGGAGGTACGGAAGGCCACGGTCGAATACCGCGCCGAGCAAGACATCGTTGGCGAGTGGATCAGCGAACGGCTCGTAAGCCAGAGCCATTCAAAGGTTGAGGCCACAATCGCATATTCCGACTATCGCGGCTGGTGTCATGACAACGGTCACCATCCCATGTCCAAGAATTCGCTGACGCGGAAGCTGGAGGAGCGGGGTATCCGTCGAGGAGGGGATGGCAGGCGCTTCTATCTTGGCATCCATTTGGCAAGCCAGGGTTCAGCGGCTCCGTTCGCGGGGCTCCCGAAGGCGGTGGGCCTGTGAGCGCCCCCCGTCGTCAGGAATGCAGTTTCACGCATTTCCATGCGCTTTCAGGGGTATTTCTGGAAAGTCTCCTTATGGAGATAAAATGGAAAAGTTACCGGAAAGACCCTCTGAAAAGCATTTTGGGGACCGAAAGTGCATTCCCCGGCGGCGGGGCGGTGTTTACGAGGGCGGCGCGGCCCTGCCGAAAGGGGTGCTCCGTATGACCGACGTGCTTATTCCCGGCCCGGGCATCCTCACGCCTTACATCCTCGACCGCCCCTCGGCACACCCACCCGCCGTGGGACCGTGCAGCCATGTCCCCTATGGCGTGTGGGTCTGCCCAGACGGATGGCAGGTACTGCACGACAGGAACTATGTCCCGCGATGGGCAAGAGCTGGCGACTGGTCACGGGCGTATCCCGTTCCGCTTCTGCCTTGCGGTCGCTGGGTCGAGGCCGTCTCGCACGGTTACTTTTTCACTGGCGGGGAACAGGCGCGGCTGAACTACACGCACAAACCTCGCAAGAAGGCCGCGCTTCTGGCACTGGCCCACGGCGAACGCATCCTTGAGGACTTCCGGTCGGGCCATCCTGTCTGGCGCTACGTTGCCCGCAGCGACGGCATCCCTGTGGGCTTCGACAGATGGAAGGGATGACGCTACGCGCGCGATAGATGGATATTATAGCGAAATCATCAAGTTACTGGAGAAACCGCCCCATGACCATCGCCATGACGCCCAAGCGAGGCCGACCGCCTGTCTACGATCCAGAAATCATCTGGCCAAAGATCTTGGCTCACATCGCTAGCGGAGATGCGCTGTCGACGGCCCTGAAGCGGCTAGGGCCTGACGGGCCTTCCTACGTCTGGGCCAAGCAGCAACTCAGAACGAACCCGGCCCTGCAGGCTGCATATCGAGAAGCGATAGAGGATCGCGCTGACGCGCTGGCCGATGACATCATCACGCTGGCAGATACGCCCCCTCCGCCCGGGCTGGACGGACCGGGGCTGCATGCTTGGGTTAGCCAACTCAAGCTGCGAGTTCACGCCCGCGAGTGGACCGCCTCGAAACTGCGCCCGAAGGTCTACGGGGCTTCCGTTGACGTGACTGTCCAAACTACCTCGATCTCCATCGTCGCGGCGCTGGCAGAGGCCGAGCGGCGGGCGTTTAAGGCCGTCGAGCATGATGCAAGCGAACCAAGCAACCCCAGCCTGGAGTCGCTCCCGAGCAGCGTGGACCTGCCAAACAATTCTTGATAGGCTTCCCTGCGGAAGCAGGCGCTTCCGAGGGAGTTTCATCAATGGCCGCAGTCTGGTTTCGCCGTCTCGTCCTCGCAGCCTTCATCGTCCTGGCCTTCGTACCCGCGTCCGCATTCGCCGCTACGATGGACTATCTTGGGGCGTGGAGTTCATCCACGACATACGCCACAGGTAAGGTGGTCAAGCACAACGGCGGGATCTTTTACTCGCTCAAGAGCACAAACTCCGCGCCAAACCGTAACAAGCCGCCGAGCGAGAACCCAACTTGGTGGGAACCAGTCGGTACTGTAGGGAGCGCTCTGCGAAGCGGACTACAGGCACCCTCGCCGTCGATTGGCAACCCCGGCGACTATTACATCGACACCGCAAACAATCGTCTGTTCGGTCCGAAGGCTGCCGTGACGGGCTGGCCCGCAGGTGCTGTGAGCCTGATCGGCCCCGCTGGTCCGACAGGCGCTACCGGGGCGCAAGGCGCGCAAGGTCCGGCGGGCGCTCAAGGGGCGGCGGGTGCTACTGGTCCGGCGGGAGTTCAAGGGTCGACGGGCGCAACAGGCCCGGCGGGGGCCCAAGGTGCACAAGGTCCTAAAGGTGATACTGGCCCTATGCCGCAAGGACTTTCCGTCTACGATGCTAACGACCAGTTTATTGGGACGCTGCTGGATACAGATCGCATCTTAATGAAGATAGATAATCGACTACTCAGCGTTCCATTCAGCAAGGCGGGCCTTGGACTGGGTCCATATAGCTACTTCTTCTATTCAGATTGCAGCCCGACGGCGTCTAAATACATGCGCGACGACTATGTACCTAGTTTCGCCTACTTTGTGGCAGACGTTTCGGGCGGCGCTTCGGGAAAGATTGTGTATCCCGGCGTTACCAAGCTCAGCAATGTTCGGTACGATGGTTATTCAACCGATGGCCGGACGTGCCTAAGCGGCTATAACACTGTCTTGGACGAGGCCTACGAAGCGCTCAACGTACCCTTCTCATATACGCTTCCGTTTGAAGTCAGATAATTTCGCATTTTGGAAGCGTCTCCTGGGGGAAACACATGCATCAAGCTCTTACCCTCAGCGACATCGTCGGCTTTGCTTCGGCGTGCTCAGCAAGGCCGGACTGTCAACAGATGTTTGCATCACCGCCACCATGAGAACCGCTAGTTAATGATCCAGACCCGAACACAACGCATCCATCGAGGCTTCAATCGGTTTGGAATTCTTCTCGGCAGCATTGTGTTTCTGATAGGTTTGTCCATTGCGTATGCGGTAAGTGCCGAATGGAGTAAAGCTACAGAGGTCGTTGTCATTTCCTGCTTAGGGGCGACTGTTCTCTACGCCCTTAGCCGCGCTGTAGGCTGGGTCGTAGCTGGTTTCATAGGCGACTGACCAACTCTCCTCGCATCTACCGGTCCAATGTGGAATAGCCTTGTAAAAGAGTTCTTGATAATGTCGCCTCACAAACGAGCCTTGGCGAGGATCCAATGATATTGACCTGGCGATCGCGCTCTACTGAGGCGATCCTGGCTATCCTCCTTGTAGGGCTCGCGAGCGGGTGCGTTGGACCGCTTGTCGATACGGTCGATGTGTCGCCACAGGTGGAACAGAACCTCTCGAAGGGGGTTCCCGTCTTCATGTTCGGCCAAGAGCTACCTCCGGCAACAGTTATCGGCCCCGTTGAAGCGACCTCTTGCAAGAACAAGGCTTGGGACCCCGCCGCCAATCAAGCAAATGCACTTGCTCAGTTACGTTTGAAGGCCAGCCAGCTTGGCGGCACGGCCGTCGCCAATGTAGCCTGCGGAAGCGATGGGACGAACTTGGCAACAAATTGCTGGCAGTCGGTCAATTGCCGAGGGACGGCGATCCTCTTGAAAGGCAACGCTGTCGCAAAGAAGGAGGCAGATGACGCAAAAAAGACTGCGAGCGCCGAGGACAAAGCGCTTTGTCTCGAATTCGGCTACAAGCCGGGCACGAAGGACTACGCGAACTGCCGCGAGAACCTCCATCAGAAGCGACAGGAGGCAGAACAGGCCGCTCTGGCCCGATACGCAGTTGCTCAGCAGGCAGAAGCCGCAAATCAGGCAGCTATCGCAGGTGCAATAATTGCCAAAGGCCCGCCGCAGGTCAAACCGATCTACGTTCCGCAGTTTCCTCAGCAGACTTATCAGCCGGTCCCTTCAGTAAAGCTCCCGCAACCGGTGACAACCACATGCCGCCAGGACCCCGTGCTCAAGGGCAATGTCACCTGCACTTCGCAGTGATTTTCAAAAAATTTTTGTCCGCGACCCCTGGCCTCGGCAATCGCGGCCCCGCGTGACCTGCCACCCCCGGGGGGTCTGCTTGGCGCTCGATCTCGCCAGCCGGGAGGCCTGCAGCCTTGTGCTGGATCAGCCGAGGAATTCACCGGATGGCGCGCGGCTTGGCAGGGGTCGGTTCTGGGCAGCCGCCGGAGCGCTCGTCACCCGAGGCAGGGTGACGTTGCCGGTGATCGCCGGTCGGGGCGATGCAGACGGGCGTGGTGGGGCATTTGGTGGGGCAAGAACCACCCACCGCTAAATTTCATCAGAAATATCAATGCGCTAAGGGATAATAATGGCGGAGAGGGAGTCCGCCGCACTACTTGGCCCCAGTGCGCCAGGACGTTTCTGGGAAGGCCCATAAGTGCAGTAAATATTAAGTTTTATGTTAGTCTAGTGGTCTGATCGTGTCTTGACGAACCTCCCGATGTCAATCATTTTGGTGGGGCAGATGGTGGGGCAAATCAGGATCGTGACCGGAAAGCTGAGCGCGCGAACTGTCGAGACTGTCACCGAACCGGGCCGCTACTCGGATGGCAACGGGCTGTACCTGGTCGTCAGAGATGGCGGCAGCCGTCAATGGTTCCTGTTCTATCGATATGGTGGCAAGCGCCGGGAGCTGGGCCTTGGAAGGGCTGGCAAAGGCGGGGC